CCATTAACAGACTACTTATTGCTAGTAGGATTAATATTCGGGTCATTCCACTCCATTATCTGGTCTAGTTTGATTCGTATTGCGTCAGGATCCAGACCTAAATCCTGAAGTTCTTTAGTTCCCATTTTTCTAAAAAAGTCTTCATAGTCTCTATTCTTTAAATCTCTTTTACCTAATTTATCAAAAAAGTTTTTATAAATTTTTTGTTTATCTCGGTAGTCTTTCGCTCTAGCTTTTGCATTAGTAGCTTCTCTTTGCCAATCTTTTTGGCGTTTTGCATTTTTCTTTTCTTCGTCTTCAATTTTCTTTTTCTCTGCTCTGGCATTTTTCCAAGTCCTTAATGATATGTTAGCCGCTATCAATAGTAATACTGCCAATGGGTCAAATACAAATATTAAAACCAATATTACACCTCTTACAGCGTGGTCAAAATAATCTTTTGCTTCATCACCATATATTAATTCTGCAATATATTTTATAGGTCCTACCTCGGCCTCTATCTTATCTTGTTCTAATTTTAATTCTGATTTCTTTAATGTTAGTTCACTTATTTTATCACTAGCATTATTGATTGACAAGTTTAATTCTTCTCTCTCTTCTTTTTGTTTCTTACGTTCTTTTAGACCTCTTGATACATATTCTTTATCTATATAAACGTCAAGAGCCTTGTCTAATCTATCTAGTGTACTTTGTGACCTTTCAATAACCTTTTGTTCTTGTTCAATCTGTTTATCTATAAGTTCTATTTTTATATTATTACTTGATGTTGGTTTTACCTGGTCAAGGTGTGCTTTTGATAAGAAACCAAAAATACCCATAGATGTTATAAAAATTAATATAATAACTGCAAAAGTTAAATACATTTTTATGGAGAAAGGCACAAAACCATTACGCCAATTATTATATAACCAACTAGCAGCGACCAGTTTACCAACCTCTAGGGCACTTCCCATAGCAATGATTGGTACAACTGCACCTGCAAATAGTGTCGCTAAACCTACAATAGAATAGCCAGCGGCTATAACAGATATAGATATCGCACTAAAAAATGTTAATATTATTCCGAACATAGTATTATTTATTACTCTTTAGATGATTGTAGTTTTTCAACTTTGTTCATCATATTAATGACTCTATCTGAATAATCTTCGGTTGTAGAAAACGCCGTTAATGTTTTGATAAGTTTTTTAGAGTCTAACTTTTGATTTTTTGCCCACATAGCCGCTCTCATTTTTCTAAAGTCTTCGTATGCTGGGTGTTCATTTAATAATCTTACATATTCTTTTACAGAATCACATTTAGTTTCAAAAACTCTCACACCCCAACCTTGCCACTTTTCTACGCCTAATGGTAATAGGTGTGGTGCTGTTGATTTAAATACTCTGATACCAAATAGATTGTTTGCCTCTTTGGCAAATCTTGATTTACCCCAACCAGATTCTAATACTGCCTGACCTACAATCATTTCTATTGGCACTCTTTTATCTGATGGTGTTGTAAAATTTAAATAGTCAACACAATAATTTACTGACTCAACAAATTCTTTTCTATTATTGTATCTCATTTCTGGTGGATATAAACCTAAACTTTGTGCCCATTTAGTATGCTCTTGTCTTAATTGTTCATTTGCCCATTTCTTTGCTAATGGGTTAGGATAAAATGTACCTGCGCCATATACAATTGATAATATTAATACAGACCATAATATTTTTTTAGTCCACGACCAGACAACTGGTAATTTCTTATTTACTTCGTTTTTTATTTTCTTTACCATACTACCTCTTTATTGCGTAATATTCATAACCTAATATAGTGGATGCCTCTTGTTCACCATACTCTGACCAAGTACCAATTTCTATTGGTCTCATACGTTTCTGTACGAACATAACGTTTGGATTATTTTTCATAATCTTTGCCATTTTTTTAAATATTTTTTCTGATTGTTTTTCGGTGAAATTAGCCGCTACGTCTGTAGCCCAATTACCAGTATAGTAGCATAGTTTTTTTTCTTTGCTATCTTCAAACCTCTCTAGTTTGATAGGCACATTATTAATAATGTGCTTTAAATGATGGTCTAGTTCTTTTGTCTTTCTCATTATATAAGTTTCCTCTCACTTTTTATAACCCTAAACCAAGGGTTTTGGCCTTCTTCTCAAACGACCAAAACAACTCATTATGGTTTCCTGTGTCGCCCAAATTTTGCATTTGATATAGGTGTACCATTTCGTGGCACAACGTATCAAGAAAGTATTGAAAGTTAGGATATTTTGGTAACATTTCAAGATGATATCTTCTAGTACCTTTTCTCTTCCACTCCAATATGTTGACTTGACCGACACATTTTTGTCTCGCCAAGTTCTTGATTTCAACTTCGTTAAATGGTGATAATTTGCCACCAAACATTCCTTCGTTGATGACTTTAAAATATTTTTTGATTGCTTTATAGGTAGTTTTATATTGTCTCTCGCCAGAAGCATTTACACCTCTTTTGATGAGTTTTTTGACTTTGAGTTTTTTACTTGTAAGTTTTGGCATAGCTTATTTACATTCATAGGAGCTACCTTCAAGTAATTTACATTTATATATTCTATCTGATTCTTGTCTCAATTCTGAAGCAATACCTTCAAGAATATAGGGTAAATGTTTTTGTATAACAAGACTCATTTCTGTAGCAAAGTTGTATGCCAACTTTTGCATTTCAGCTTCTAAAACTGAAGTGTCAACAGAACCGCCACTCACTTTTGTTTGTATGATATGACCTATAACTGCTTTGTTATACTCATTTGCGTCTGCTCTTGTAGCGTTAAATATGGCATAAGACCATATATAAAACACAAAGAACATAAAAATCAACTTTTTCATAATGTATTTCTCCTATATCAATATTTATAGGTTCAGTATATACTACCGGGTGCGTTATGGCAACCTATTTCTTTATAAAAAAAGCGTGTAAAATAAGGGTTTTTAGTTAATTTTGTTCTATTTTTGTTCTGGTTTTACAAAATTATCGTTCCAACCAAACGCTTCTTTTACTACTGATTCACTTAAACCTTTGTATACCTTGTTTAATTTCTTATCTTTCATATTTAATAAGACTTCCGCCTCTTCTTTATGAAGACCCTCTAATATTTGAATATACATAGTTTCTTTTTGTGTTTTCGTGGTCTCGGCGTCTGCACCCTCTACAAAATGCCACAATCTTTTTGCCTCATTTTCTAATAGAGTATGTTCAGTACCTTTTGGTGCTTCGTTTGCCATATATGGTGGTGTACCAGTTGGCAATGACCATTTAATATTAGGGTCAAATGCGCCTTTTAAAACCATTCTCAAAGAAGGCGAGTCATATTGTTGTAATACTGCTATCTTCTTTGTTTTATCTTTTGCGTTATTTACTTTAGTTAGAATTTCTGAAATCAACAATTGTCCAGAGCCAACGTATCCTTGTCCTGAATCCATTGCCGCTTTAGGCATAATACCTAATTTTGATTGATGTTCCATAATTTGTTTATCGTTTTCTGCCATAATTTTCTCCAATTCGTATTCCTATTTATACTTATTTAAATACTTCTTTTTGTACCATTTGTAAAACGCCTTATCTGTAAAGATTTCTGCGATTTCAGAAGCAGGTACTTGGTCACTTCTAATACAATCTGCTAATGATTGATACTCATAAGTATCAACTTTTCTGGTTATTGGTTTATTTTTTACTGATTCTGCCAAGGTCATTACTAGTCTGTCATTTTTTTCCAAGTTGTGTGTAGAAAGTAAAACCATATACCATTTATTGACGGTTCTATTAATGCAACTGCGCCTGCTTCCCATAAACTAGCGCCTGTCATTACAGATACCACGGTCATTGCTATTATAATATGACCTAATGTATATATAATCGCCAAGGTCACAGATGACCCTTTAATTAATGTCTTTAATGCTCCATATATACCTTGATTGAATTCGCCCATTACCAACCCATATAATTTTTAAATAAACAACCAACTATTACCATAAATGCAATGAAAAAACCTGGTATCATTGCCGCTGGGTGCATACGTTCCATAACATATTCGTTATGCTTTTCTATCTCTTCTATTTCTTTTTTATTCATTATAGTTTTCTTACTATATGTTTTCTTAACTCTTTTACAAAAAACTCTATCTTATCTATTGTTGCGATTAAAGTAGGGTCTGTAATATATTTTCCCTGGTCTTTTAATCTATCGTATTCTTTTACTGAAATTTGCACCATTGGTGATAGGTCTCTATTGCCCTCATTTTCCATTGTTGCGTCTAAATTTCTTTGTTTCTCATCACTATCTGTCATAAAAACCTTTTTTTAACCTTTTTGTGAAAACAGGGGCCTCGGGGGCCCCTGTCTCCTGTCGTTTGATTATGCTGAGTAAGCAGTTTGCTTACCGAACACAGCGTTAATACCAGCCGCTATGATAGCTTTGCTTGGTGTACCAACTCTGTAAGAAACGCCTTTTGAAGACCTATTTTCATAAATCATCATTCCTTCGTTTCTTAATTTCATCACCATTGAAGCAGGTGATTTAAGGTCGTAAGTGTTTCTCAAAGATTTCCAAGAAACTTCCGAACCTCTAGCGAAAAGGTTTCTTACCTTTTCCGTTTTTGATAGCTTAGTTCTAGCCATTGTTGTATCTCCTTCATTAAAGATATTATTTAAAAAGTTAAACATTATTGTTTACCTTACCTTTCTCTAGTGTTATGGTCACCACACCATTCAGAGTACATAGCGAACATTTGTTGTATGCCCTCCAGAATTTTTTAATCATCAAGGTCAAAGTCTGGTTCAAACAGGTCTCCGCCTTCTCTTAAATAATCTAATTCTTTTTTTATGTCTTTAGATATTGCCGGTCTAGGTTTTGTTGGTTTATCTAAAAACATATCGTAAGTTATTTTAGCAGTTCTAAAATTGCCATCTTTATTTACTTTTAAGTCTACCATTTTTTCACCTAGTAATTGTGCTGGGTGTGGCAGTTCAAAATCTCTATAAACTAAACCTCTTATTGTATCAATCACAATTGCAAGGTCCTTTGTAAATGTTTGTGCATTTGTTTTTATTCCTGCGTCAACAAATTTCTTTAGTAAATCAAAACCAATATCGTCTGTTAATGATTCTACAAAATCTTTTGTTTGTTGTTTTTTAATCTCTTCAGAAAACTTTGATTGTTGTTTCTCACCAACAGGTACTTTTCTTTTAATCTTGTCGGTTGGAAATAAGATAACATTGTCATCATTCACTTAATATTTCTCCCTTGAAATTAACTTTTTTCTTATCAGCAAAGTGTTCAACTAATTGATTGTATCCACCAATCAACTTATCGTCAATTTTAATTTGTGGCATAGTTCTAACATTTTTACCAATATCATCAATCATTTTACCAGGGTCACCTGCAAAAGTTCCCTCTAGTGTCTTCTCTTCGTATTCAAGACCAAGGCCTTTTATCAAGGCCTTTGCCTTTGTGCAATAAACACAATTAGTTTTGCTGTATACCGTTATTGTCATTAGAGTTCTCTAATACTTTTTTAAACGCAATATCAGCATTTTCTTTAACATTATAAGCGTCAACGGCCTGTTCAATAGTGTAATTATACATCTTATTGTACTCGCCTAGTGGTAATCTCATACCAATCCACGCTCTATAATAACCATTCTTTGTTTTGGTAACGTCTTGTTGCCATATCTCATAACCTCTTACAGGTGTATTTTTGATAACGTTAACTAACGTTGACTCAACTTCGGTCACGGTTGTTTTGCTGTTTGTTTTACCTAATTCAGTTATAAACTGCTTAGATTGTTTGTTCATTTCACCTGCAACGATATCAGCGATTTCAGA